CCAGTGTCCAGACCTTCTAAAATAGAGTTTTTTATTTTTTTAACTACAAAATAGAGTTCATTTTTTTTCAAAAAAAGTGAAAAAAATACTTGACAATACGCTAAACGGTTAGTATATTTATATCATAAGTGAGGATGATATGGAACGTTATTATAACTATCGCCGAAATGAATCTGAAATGAACGAGGAAATAATATTTTGCTGCGATAATCCAGACGACTCCAACCACTACGGAAATATACAGAGAGTGTTTGTTGCTACAGAAAAAACAGACAAAAATCATTCCGAGATAATAAAACATGCAATGGATTTTTACGGGATAAATGAGGAAGAGGCAGAAAAAATTGTTAATCCTTCCTGCATACTTACATCCGCTGGCGCATGGGATGATGTCGATTTTATAAATTATGTGTACGAGTCCACAAATTATTTTTCAAAATTTGACGGGATCATCACTTCGGACGGTGCAATATTTTTTGAAATAAACGATAAAAATTTAATCGAAACAAATTACATGGAGGAAGAATAAAATGAAAAAACCAGATTATTGTACTCAAAATGATGGCGACTGTCCGACCTGCTCACTGGTTAATTATGGCCGGGACTGCCGGAATAACCCGGTTGATTATGCGGCTTTTGCCGCCTCCGCGATGGGCAAAAAAGGCGGATCTGCCACTACACCCCGGAAAAAATCTGCATCCGCTGCTAACCTTGACGCGGCACGGAAGGCCGGGAAAGTTGGGGGATGGAAAAAGGGAGTCCCCCGGAAAAAGAAAACCGAAGGGGAAAATTAGGAGGCCGGGAGATGACACGGACATCGTATGAATGGGAAAGAAAAATTGATAAAACTGCTGTATTTAATAATATTGAATTTCACAAAAAGGAAATAAAGCGAATTACTACAACAACTTTACGGGGGAATTTTACCAACTCCGATGATAGAGAATACTGGGTAAAAAGATTAAAACAACTGAATGGTGAGCTGATACATTTAGAACAATTATACGCCGGGGAATAACCCGGCTTTTCGCTTGACACACCATCTGCACCATGCTACAAACAACCGACCCCCGGAGCCTCTGACCGGCTCCATGCCGGATACATGGGCCTGAAATTAGCGGGTTTTTTATTACATATATTTTTCAAGATTTCCTTTAGATTCTTTTTGTAAAATTTCTACAACCTCATTTTTTCTTGAATCAATTATCGCATAACACGCCCTATGCTCTCCCGGATTAGTCCGTATTATATAACGGTTTTGGACTAGTGTTGTAAATGCCGATTTGACTGCTCGTTGTATATTTTTTTCTTCAGCCTCTTTTTCTATGTCCATTTTTTGACTAATTCCGTTATCTATTAAAAATTGAAGTACAAATTTTTCACCTTTTGTAAACGTATCTGATAAAATATCAAGTCCATCATCTTCTACAAGATTAAATGAAAAATCCGTAAAAAACATTTTAGCTTTAAAATCGGTAAATTCACCATCTCTAAATTTTGTAGTTTCGAATTTGACTGAATCATCTGTTTTATTTATTTCGATCATTAAATCGACCGCGCCTTTTATTGCACTTGACCCCCGGTAATTCCCTTTATTTCCGTTAGACGGTTTCGTCTTGTGATGAATTATTAAAAATGAAACTCCCGTTTCCTCTATTATTTTTTTTAATAAATTTAATCCTGGCAAAACATCTTTTACGCTGTTTTCGTCGGCTCCGAGTATTACATCCATAAAGGCATCTATAAGAACAAATTTTATTTTTTTATCTTCTATTATTTTTTTAATTTCATTTATATCAAGTGCGTCTCTTATATCAGTTCCCTGCATTGTAAAATAATAAACAGGCGTTATGCGACTACCTCCATGACCATTTATAACTTTTTGTAGTCGCATAGCAATGCGCCTATCGCCTGACTCTTCGTCAATTATAAGTACCGGACCTTGTTGCGTTTTCTTACCTAGCCACTCCTCCCCCGTTGCGATACAGACAGCTAAGTCCAGACTGGACCAGGTTTTACCGCATCCAGCGTCACCCGCAATCATCGACAAACTACCCTCTACAACAAGACCATCGACTAACCATGTGATGGGCGGTCTTTCTGCGAAAATATCATTTATATCTTTTACTTCAAATCTTGGCTTATCTGTTATTGATTTTAATTCCTGTTCTTTTATTACTATATCAATATTTTCTGAACTATAACCCAGTTCACGTGCGTCATAAAATAACGTTGAAATATTTATTTCAGACGGGTTAAACGAATCCCAGGTTTTCTCTGTATAATCTCTATCATATCCGGGGTGGTGCTGCCCCCATTCATGCCAAATTCTTTTTGCATCGTCGCTATTAAGGCTTTTAATCGCATGTCCATATTTAACCCATTTATCCCGATCTGAAAAATCCATATACATTAAAGCATCTGATATAGCCTTCTCCATTTCGGGGATTAAGGGAATTATACCCGTATAGTTTGTTTTATTCCGCGTTAGTGGATTTCGTCTGGCTAATATGTCATACAGCCATTCGGGAAGAGGCGCCATATTTTCAATTTTAAAATCATTATCTGAAATATAATCCTTCCCATCCGGAGCTATAACTACTCCTCCATCACCACGCGAGTCAACATCAAGAGGATCACCTGGAAATATTTTTTTCAAAGTCGCAATAGGACGGTCGGCAATATAATATAAATGTCGGCCTCCGGATGGGGTGTGAACCTCTAGTGTTTCGGGCAAAGCCCCGTAAGTTTCTTCTATATACTGTTTTTTTTCTTCAACAGATCGGAAATCTCGAATAGTTCCAGCGTGGTCTTTTTTATTAACATCGATATCAATAACGACTATGCCGCGTGAATCCTGTCCGGTTTTAATTCCGATTCTCCGTTGTCCCGGTTCAAGATGATAAAACCATTCTTTTAATTTTTCCGCGTTAGTTGTAGATTCCGTGCTCCATGCGACACCCGGAGTTTTGTCCAGCCTGAACCATAATAATTTTATCCCCTGCTCTGCATAACTGCAAGCGAGATTATATAATACATGATCGGACATATACCGCCCCTATTTTTTATCAACAAACTCAGCGTTCTTTGAGCAAAAAAATCATAGCCCTTAAATACGCGCTCGCTGTTTCTGTTCGTTTAAGTTCTGTTATATTATTCATTTTTGACTTTCCTTTATCATTGCATCTGCAAACTCATAGCTCCATTTAGCAATATCTTCGATGGAATTATATTCAGGATTATAAATTTGTATTATTAAACTCTGCATTGCTCCCGCCGCTAAATAATCACGAAGGGACATACCGGGGGAATGCGTCACCGGGGATGCTGGGCTATCAGATTTATTATTCATTTTTTATCCCTCACAAAATTTAATAAAATCATACGCACTAGATCGCCTGATCGTATTTTACCGTTTTTTGTTATTCGTTTTTGTTCCAATCCTTCGTTGATCTCTTTCCACTCGTCATCTGTACTATACAGATGTAAAAGCCGTTTAGTTTCTTCCATTATAGTAAAACTCCTTTATTTAATTTTTATCTATAAAATCATATTACAAAAAAAAGTCAAACTTTTTTTTATTTTTTTCTTGACTTTTTATCTCACATATTTTATCGTATTTTTATCAAATAAAAAACAAAAGGAAATTGAACAAATGAAAAACATTTATGAACAATTGATCGCCGCAAAATCCGCAGAAGAAAAAGCCACTAAAAAAAGGATAGAATTGGAAGAGCAAATATTCAATTTTATTCGGAATCAAATTATCAAATCAGAGGGGCAGGAAACCCTCGAAATTGATAATTATAAACTCACTGTAAACCAGCCCATGAATTACAAACTAGACGAAGAAAAATATCGTGCTCTAGCCGAATCATTGCCTGAAGAATGTCAATTCCATCGTGTTAAATTAGAAATAGATAAGCGCAAATTTCAAGAAGTCAAAAATTCAAAATTCGGGAAAAAATGTTCGGATTGTGTGACCTGCATACCCGGCAAAGTTTCAATTAAAATTGGAAGGATATAAAAAGTTGACCACTGGATTGAGAATTATGAATTGATAGGTCATGCGCATAATTTATCGCCTGAACAAATTGCAGAATATGGAGGATATATTAAAATGGTAGAAAATTTAATTAAAAAGGAGAAAAAATAAATGGCTTTTGATCCACGCAGTATCCGGCAAGGCCGACAAGTCTCACCTCGTAAAGTAGTTATTTACGGAAATCCCAAAATGGGGAAAAGCACGTTAGCCGCAAGTGCGCCTGATTGTTTGCTGATCCCGACAGAGCATAGAGTTAAACACATTGAGTGTGCTAAAACAGACGTAGTAAAATCTTATGATGAAATAATGGAGGTATTTGAGTATTTAATGTTAGGCAGTCCATACCGATCAGTTATTATTGATTCGCTCGATTGGATGGAGCCAATGTTGCATGAGTATGTATGCAAAAAAAAGGGTTTCAAATCACTTAGCGACGATCATAACAAAGAAACAAACTATGGAAAGGGAATGAAAATTCACGCAGTGGAGGGATGGAAAATGTTTTTACAGAATTGCGATATATTAAGAGAATCACAAAATATGTCTATAATTCTGGTTGCACATTCCGCTATAGAAAAAATCAGTCCGCCTGATGGTGATGCTTTTGATCGTTATACGCTAAAGATTGATAAAAATGCAGTTGCCGTTGTTGAGGAGTGGTGCGATGTCATTGGATTCTATCAGCGTGACATTATTGTTAAAAAAGAAGATGCCGGATTCGGGCAGAAAAAGGGGAAAGCTCTTGCCATAGATGGCAACAGGGTACTTAATCTTCAGGCAACATCACCGGCCTGGATAGCAGGTAACAGTTTTAACCTTCCGGATTGCGTTGTCACCATCGAAGATGCCCCGGAGATTATGAAATTTATCCTTGGCATTGAAGACGTAAAAACTGAAAGTAAAAAAATTAAAAAAGGAGAATAGAAAAAATGGAAGGTAAAAAAGAAAACGGTAAATATGTAATAATTAGAACATATTCAGCCGGAGTTTTTGCAGGAGAATTAAAATCTCAAAAAGGTAAAGAGGTTATACTTAATAATGCGATTAGGCTTTGGTATTGGGATGGAGCTTTTACGTTATCTCAATTAGCGGTAGATGGAACTTCTAAACCAGATAATTGCAAATTTGCATGTCCAGTCTCAGAAATAATTTTGACTGAAGCTATCGAAATTATTACAGTTTCGGGTAAAGCTAAAAAATCTATTAAAGGAGTCACGTCATGGAAAGTTTAAATTATGGCTATGGCTCTGGCTATGGCT